CAAAATCGGAGCTCAGGTCTGAAAAATCTTCGACAATCTTTAGATCATGTAAGGAAATCTCCTTGTACAGTCGATCCAAAAATTTGTCGTATGCATAATAATCATTTCGATTCTCCACGAACACCTTAACATATTTCTTATCGAATTTGGTTATATCAAATTCTGCATAGTCATGTTTAGTGTCATCATAATATATCTTCTCAAACATGGTATACTCGTTTGGAATGAACTCTAATTCCCTAGTTTCCAAATCGAAAGTGTGAAACCCTTTTGGATCTCCACAATCAGCCCATGTCATCTCGTATGGACATCCTAGATAATAAATCTGACCATCATTGGATCTCTTGTGGTAGTGTCCACTCAGAACCAGTTCAAAGTTCTTGAACAGCTCCTTCTCAAATCCATGATCTGAAACCACCCCAGAGTGCATTTCAAATCCTTTGACTTCCAGATGGCCCATACCAACTTGAGCTCCTGACTTGAGAACCTTGGTAGTCTCTGCATAGTTCTCGGCAGTGATCCAAGGAATGATTGCAATATCCTGTTTCTCAATATTGATCACTTGAGGTTTATCATACACATACCAACAAGCATCATTTCCAGGCATGGGTAACTCATTGTAACAATTTACTGCAAGTGTGTTCTTGTAGTAAATATCATGGTTTCCCACAATGAAATAACACGGCAACCATGTTGACATAAGACCACCTATGAACTTCTCACGAAAATCCATGGCCGTCCTATAATTGATAAACTTCCTGCGATCTAGGCAGTCTCCCAGATGCATGACACCACAAATATCTTCAGAGTTTTCAATAATGTATGGAAAAAACTGATTCTGATAAAACTCGAAAAAATAGTCACTAAAAACCTGACTATCATTTCGAGCTCCGAAATGGGTATCTGTAATAATTACAAGTTTCTTTTTTCTCATTTTTTTATTCGTGCATCAATGAAGTCTTCTAACCAAATTTTACCAGCTCCTGCTTCAGACTGTTCGATTGAATCTTCAATCTTATGCAGTTCTTCAGCTGGTATATTTGCCGTGAACTCTGAGATCATTGTCTCAACTTCATCAACATACTTTTCAAATCTTGTCATAATTCCTCTTCTATGAAATTTTCTATTCCTTTTTTACGTTTTTTCTTTTTGGGTACTTCTTCTCTGGGAAGATTGTCCTTCAAAAAGTCAATGTAAGTGTTATCATATACATCGTCATCATAATCCATTACATCATGAGTTTTCAATGTATCATTGTCAATAATCTTTTGCTTAATAGATTGTTGTTTCTTTTCCTTTGTAATCCTTCTAAGAAATGCATAGTAAATTATTTGAGTAAAATACGCAAATGGATTCTTTGATTTCTCAGGATTGAAATTCTTAGCATATTGAATACAATTTTCTATACCATCTCCAATCATCTCCTCACGATAGGTGTAATTAATAAAATTGGGCCGATAAGACAA